CTCAAGTCATTGCCGCCGATTACCTGCGCGGTCGATCTGGCGGCCGCACAACCAAAGCTTGATCTGGCAAGGAAGGACGCGGCCGCCGCATGGGACGCCGCATGGGACGCCGCACGGGACGCCGCACGGGACGCCGCATGGGCCGCCGCATGGGCCGCCGCACGGGCCGCCGCAGGGGCCGCCGCAGGGGCCGCCGCAGGGGCGAAGCTCGAACCTACGGTTCTCGCCCTCCAAGCCAGCGCACACGAGTTGTTCTCTCGAATGATTGATTCGGAGTAGGAAATGAAATCCCTTCTATTCGCCGCATTGCTCGCCCTAGCCACCCAGGCCCACGCCTCCACCGCCTCCGCGAATCAGGGGCACCACGGTGGCGCCAATTCGGGTGCGCTCGGATGCTCGTGCGGCGCATCGCATGGCACTGCAGCGGCTGGGCAGAGTGGCAACGGTGGGCGGTACGCGTTCGAGGACAACTACCAGCCGTTTCCGCAGAGCGAAGTCATGCAGTTCCAGAAACCGCAGTGGACGCCGTACGACGGCAAGTAGGAGAAGGTCATGAAAATCATCGGATATGTCTCAACCTTCATCGCCCTGCAGTACGCGCTGATGGTGCTCACCGAATACGTCTGCCCGGACGGTCACCGGATTCACGTCCGGACGGAAACGATCGACTGGCAGGAAAAGGGTGTGGTGTGGCAATGAACCTCGACAAGATCCAAAGCATCCTCGCGGCCGAAATCGAGTGCGGCGTTTTCGAGCAACATGTTTTGCCTGCTCTCGCTGCGTGCCGACAAGTGGCGGCAGACGAATGCGATCCAGATGCTTACATGGTCCGTCACAAAGACTTTCGCGACAGTGAAAACCTGTGGCGCTGCATTGAGATAACGCTGGCCGATAAATATAAGGCCGATGACAGGTATGACATGCGGCCTCTTTATGCAAGCCCTGTGGTAACGGAGGCCTGACATGGAACGCAGCGAACCAACCTATCTGGACCTCGACACGCCCGGCGAGCACATCGTCTGCGAGAGCTGCGGCAAGGATGCGGTGATCGTCGAAGTCGACGAAGGTTTCGATCACGAATTCGGCTTTCACTCATTGCCGACCAACGTCTGTTCGGAATGCGGAGAAAGGGTATGAGCACAGCTTTCGTTATCCCGAGCGATCGGGCGCTGAAGACCGCAGATTGGCTCTTTGCCCCCGAAGACGGCACCCAGGCCCTCCGCGACGCCTGCGCCTCGAAGGTCATCGAAGACGAGATCTTCTGGCATTTTTCCGAGCTTCCGCAGCGCATGCAGCAGTCGTTCATGAATGCTCTGCGTGCGGGCGATACCGAGGCTAATGACCGTGAGGTCGGCCGGATCATGCGGGCCGCGTTCGACCGGGCAGTGAAGGAAGCGCTCGATATGTACACCGACCGGCTGATGGCCGAATCAATGATGAAGGGAGACTGACATGAAAGTGACGCAGAAATTTTGGGCGGTAGCTGATAACGATGGCCTCAGCACGAAACCAGCTTTTACATTGCGGCTTCTCAACTGGAATCCCGAAGGACTCCATGATTACGTGCTCGTTCGTAAAGAGCCATACGAAATCGCCATCGATCTTCCGGATGAGTTCGACTTTCGTCTCGGGATGGCCGGTGCAATTCGCGGGAAGATCCAGAATGTGCAGGCCGAAGCGCAAAACGAAATCATGCGGCTTACTGAGGCCCTCAATAGCATTCTCGCGATCGAGGCCTGACATGAGCGAGATCAAAGACGGTGGGCCGGCGTTTCCATGCGAAATCCCGCTCACTCCTAACGAGCGCGCCGCTGGATCGCAGCCTCCATTTGAGGTCGGGCTTTCAATGCGCGACTATTTCGCGGCGAAAGCGATGTCGGCTTTGATCGCCTCTGAAGGTCCGGATGATGAGTCGACCGAAGAATATATCGATCGCACCGCAGATTCTGCGTATTTATATGCGGACGCCATGCTTCGCGCGCGAGGCCAATCGTGAACGGAATCTACATCCTTGGCGCCCTCGTTCTGCTGATCGACGGCTGCGCGTGTCTCATAGCTAAGGTTGGAGGTTGCTCGTGATGGTCACTCAATACCGGCGCAGACAGTGGCGGGACAGGCGGCCAGCACCGATGACGCTCGACGAGCTTCGCATGTCGAACCAGTACATCGGAGTGCTCTGCGCGCTGGCTGGCATCGGGACGGCGCTGGTGATCCTGCTGTTGTTCCTCGGGCAGCCGTTCGTCGACGCCTTGTTTGGGCGGTGATATGCGCAAAGCCGTTGACTGGACTATCGCCGTCGTGTGCGGCGTCTTGCTGGCTATCGCTGGCGTGCATGGGTGGACGACATGAGTGAAAAAGAATACGAAGCGCTGTTCGCGGAAAGCCTTTTGAAGCTCGACGCTTATATCGCGACGCAGGCCACTGAAAAGCAGATTTTCCAGGCTCAAAGTCGCCGCCGGCATATCGAACAAAACAAGGCGCACTGGAAATACCGAATCGACAAAGGCGAGCGCTTCCATTTGTGCCGCCAATGCGGCGCGCTCGACTCCGGCGGTTACCGGGAACCGATTGCCACTCGTATGCGTGAAAGCGGCCTATGTTTCCATTGCGATTATTGGGAGCAAGAGGTCGTCAAGAGTGATCCGAATCGGCTGATCATCGACGGCCATATTTACGGCGATGGTGGCAACCGACCGAATGAACCGAAGAAGCATCTGCTTGGGTTCGGGGGTTCCGTCTGGACGATCGAGCGCGACGGAAACATCTGGCAGACGAACAACCTGTGGAGCGGTTCGACCATTCCTCAGGAATACCGCGAGCGCATGCCGGATAACGCCCATTTCGTAAAAGGAGCCTCGAAATGATCCGCCGATTCTCTGCCTGGGCCAATCGCAACCCTTTGGCCGCCATCTGGCTCGGCTTCCTCGCCGCCTTCGCGCTGATGTACGTGGCCGCGTCGATGCTGGTCCGCCATGTTGAGCATGTGGCGAGGAGCGCGACGTGAGCGACGAACGAAAGCCCCTGATGGGTTGGCGCGTGTGGGGCGGCGACCGTTGCGACCATTGCTGTAACGGTGACCGTTGCGATGAACCGGGCCATCTTGACCGCAGCAAATGCCCGTACTGCCTGGGTACCGGCGACGCATTATGGCTCCCACAATATCGCGAGGTTTCGCAATGATCCGTACCGACCTCACCATCGAGCAGTATCACGCGCTGGAGCCTGTGAGTAAGTCGCAACTTGACGACCTCGCCACGTCGCCGCTTCACTTTTACGCATGGCACAGGGACCCAGCGCGACCGAAGCGCGCCGAGAAGGCCGGTCAACTAGAAGGCAATCTCGCGCATTGTGCCGTGCTTGAGGCGGTCGAGTTCAGCAATCGCTATGTCACGGAACCGAGCGATGCGCCGAGGCGCCCGACCGTAGCGCAGTGGAACGCGAAGAAGCCATCACCAGATAGCGTGGCCGCAATGGAATGGTGGACTGAGTTCAATACCGAGAACGAAGGCAAGCGTGTGATTACGGCCGATCAGTATGAAGTCGCGATGCGCCAGGTTGATTCGATCCGAGCGCTTCCCGAAATACAGCAGTTCCTGACGCGCGGCAAAGCCGAGGTTTCCGCATTCTGGACCGATCCGATTACAGGCGTCGAATGCCGTTGCAGACCTGACTTCGTGCACTCGCTTTCGAAGTCATCAGTCGTCCTGCTCGACGTCAAGACGTTCAGCAGCGCAGCGCCTGACGAGTTTCGCAGACAGTGCGCACGCAAGCGTTACCACGTGCAGGACACGTTCTATTCGATGGGATTCAGCGCGGCGGCTGGCGTCAATGTAGAGAAATTCATCTTCGTTGTTGTCGAGTCGGAATGGCCGTATGCAGCCGCATCGTACACGCTTGGCAACGAAAGCCGCGAAGAAGGCTATCTCGAATGCCATCGTTTGCTGGATCTGTACGAGGAATGCACGCGTACCAAAAGATGGCCCGGCTACGCGGATAAGACGGTCTCGATTGACCTCCCGCCGTACGCTTTTACCTCTCAAGAAGTGGAGATTTCCTATGTCTGATGTTAGCGATCTTCGCAGCACCATCGTTCCAAAGTCGGACCAGCTCAACGCCGAGCAGTTGCTGGCTGGCGACACGACCATAACCGTTACCGATGTGCGCATGGGCAGCGAAGATCAGCCCGTGATCCTGCACTACGAGAACGATGAAGGCCGTCCATACAAGCCGTGCAAGACCATGCGGAAGCTGCTGATTTTCGCGTGGGGCGAAGATGGTCGCGGCTGGGTCGGCAAGTCGATGACGCTCTATAACGACCAGGCTGTGCGCTTTGGCGGCATGGTCGTCGGCGGCATTCGCATCAGTCACCTGAGCCACATCGAGCGCGAGATATCGCTGTCGCTCACGGCGACCAAGGGCAAGAAAGCGCAACATACGATTCTGCCGCTCGCAGTCGTGACGCTCGCCGATGTGTTGGCGGCTATCGCGGCGGCGACCGATCGCAATGGCATGAATGCCGCGAAGGTAAAGGCGCTGAAACTGACGAATGAGCGCGATGCTCAGGCGGCTCAGGATGCATACAACGCGCGTATGAAGGAACTACGCGGCGGGGCATCGAGCACCAAGCGTCAGCCCGATCCAGAACCATTGAGCGCTGTCGCTACCGAAATCATCGCCGAGATCAACAAGGCGGCCGATGTTGACGTGCTCGACCTCGCAATGGACGGTTTCCGTAGCGACGACACGATCACGCCGGCCGACATGGAAAAGATCGATGCCGTGTATAAGTCGCGTCGGCAGGAACTGGAGGCCTGACATGCCCCAACTCATCAGCACCACCACCATGATTCAAAAATTGACCGGCCTAATCGGCACTAGCGACCTCAACGCATGGGAGGCGGGATTCGTGGCGAAGCTGTATCGGTATGTCGAAGCCGGCAGAGTCACGGAACTCACCGACAACCAGGTCGAGCGCCTCGAAGAGTTGCACAACAAGCACTTTGCTTAAGGAGAAAACATGTTCAGCCTATTCCACTCGAAAGCCAAGATCGTCGCCGTGACAGTGCTATCCGAACTGAACGGCACCAATCGCAAGGCTGCATGCTGCGTAACGTTCGAAATGAACAGCAGCAACCTTGTCCTATCCGAGTTCGATTCGCAACTCCGGCATGCGCTATACGAATACGATGAACGACCGGTGCTGCTCGTCGAAGACGAAATGTGCGGCCTGACGCGACTGAAGTTTCCGAAGCTCGGCATGCCGCTCAAGTTCGATTGGGAAGGCGCAGGCTACGAGTTGCATCTGCATGTCGGCGCGAGCGGAATTGAGGACATTGTTCTCGACGATATCGCGCTGGGCGATTTCCAGTTCACATGCGCCGATGGCGGAACGGTCACCACGAAGTTCAAGGCCAAGGGCCATCCGACCGCATCGCAGCAGGGCAAGATCGATCACATGCTCCAGCTTGAGACGGAACTGAGCCTCAAGCCGCCGAGCGAGAGACAGCGCTCGCTGGCAGCGTAACCGACCATCCCGTTCCGCGCACCCCAGCGCGGCGTTCAGAGGGGCGAAGTCTGCCCCGCTTTTTCGAGCGAATCATGACACCACAAGAATTGCGAGAGATCCTCGGCGGCATTCGCTTCTACGATTACGAGTTCTACGTCCACGCGGATTCTGAATTCGCCTATCTGCAAGCGACGTATGTCGAACCGGACATTGTGAGCGGCAAGCGCGAGCGTCAATACACGCGCAAATGGCGGCTCTCCGAGCACATGACGAAAAGCGAGTTTGTGCAGACCGCGTTCAAGTGCTGCATCACATCGATGGAGCATCGCACGCGCGAGCATTTCCGCTATCAGGGGCATGCGGTGTTTGGGCCGCATTTCGACGTGGATGCGCTGCTAGATCTGTGCAAGTCGCGCGCGTTCGATTATCGCGCTGCCGCGTGAGGCCACCCATGAATAGCTACCACTACGACCGCGAGCGCTCGACGCTGCGCGAATGCGTCGCCCTTCTGCGCAAGCTCGGATGCGCCCTGACGGTTGACGAAATAGCCGCCAAGGTCAAATTCTCGGTGCAGGCATGCCGCAGCGCGCTGAACGTGGCTATCAAGGATGGCTATATCTGCCACGGTGACGAGAAGCGAAAATGCTGCGATGGAGGCGGCAATCTCAAGCTCACCTATCGCTGGTCTGGCGTGCCCATACCCCCGCCGAGGCCTGTCACCGAACACACGAAGAAGACTCGTGCCAGAAGCGCCAGACAGCGGGCCGAACTCGAAGCGAGCAAGGCGACCAATTTCCAGCCGTGGCGGCACCCGCAGGACGAATGGCTATTTGGACCGGCGCCGCGGGTGTGGAGCAATGGCGGGAAGGTGGAGACGCGGGTGTTTCGGCAACCGATGCCGTTCGATAATGGAAGGGATGTATGAGCGAACTGGAAACTGCGGTCCAGGCGGTCGAGATCTACGCCGCGCGTCACCCGCGCCCGGTGCAGGTGACGATCACCCAAGCCGCCCAGATGCTCGGGTTGAGCCGTCCGACCGTGCGCAATCTGATGAAAGCCGGGAAGCTGTCGTTCAACGGTTGCGGATTAATACCTATTGAGCAGATTGATCGCTTGCTTTTGGCAAAGACGGCATTCTAGCTACGATCCCTCTCGGTGCCCGGCCGAGCGACATATTGCCCTCAGGATAGAAGGCTGTGATGTAGACGGCCTCCATCTTGTCCAGATCCTCTTTCGGGCACGGATTGATACAGAACGAATCGAACGCAACCCCGTTATCCAAATGCCTCATGATGCGCCGGAGCGCGTTTGTCGATTGCCCGACATATACGATCCGCTCCCCTCTGACGAGAAAATAGATGCCGCATACAACGCTGACCGGTATCGTCCCATTGACGATTTCGTCATAGGTCAGTGGCGCCGCATACATAGCCTCAACAATACGCCGCGGAAAATTCGGGATGCCCTCTCCCACCTTCAGCAGTTCCGCGAGATCGGACTTTTTCCGCAACCTATCTTCTTGGAATGCCGCCCAAGCGCGAGCATCACTCTCCGTTTTGAACATTTTTGAGTCTCGCCGACCCATGACATAAATCTGTGCGCGCCATTTTCCATTGACATTGCTGATACAGGCCATGAGTACCTCCGCGTTAAATTTCTACACATTATCTACTCACGGAAATGAAAAGTCCATATCTACAGCCGTTTACGACCCCTCTCTTGGGCACCAATACTATTTCCGGTCTTTATCAGAAAACGGTAAAGACCGGAAAATCAAGCGCTTACCCTTCCCTCGTTTTACAAGATTTGCCATCTAAAAGTCGTGTTTGTACACTGCGCTACTCACGGGTTCCTCGCGGTGTTACTCACATGGCTTCCTTTACCCAACACAACGGCGGGTGGCGCGCTCACATCTACGTGAGCGGCCAGCGCCAGACCAAAGTATTCCGCACCCAGCGCGAAGCCAAAGCATGGGCATCCGCGCGCGAGATCGAGATGCGGCGCCTCAAAACGACGCCCGCTGGCGATCTGCATACCGTTTCCGCCATGCTCAAGCGCTATGGGGAGGAGATCTCCCCACAGAAGCGCGGCGAGCGCGCCGAGGTGCTGCGCATTAAGGCGCTGGTCCGAGACTTCCCGGACCTTGCCGCCCTCACCCTCTCGCAAGTCAAGACGCCCCACCTGGTGGCATGGCGTGACGCCCGATTGAAGGCGGGCGTTACACCGGCGTCTGTGCAACGCGATATCAACTGGCTACGCAACGCATTCAACATCGCACGCGAGGAATGGCACTGGATGGAGCACAAGCCATTCGAGGGCTTCCGCATGCCTGCCGAGACGCCGCCGCGCATTCGCCGCGTGACGCCGCGCGAGGTCAAGCTGATCTGCCGATGGCTGGGATACCGGAGTGGCCATGCGCCGGCCACAAAGAGTCAGGAAGTCGCGCTGGCGTTTCTGGTGGGGCTGCGCACGGCGATGCGGGCCGGCGAGATATTGAGCCTGGGAGCGCGCACGCTGAATCTGACGCGCCGCGTCGCGGTCGTTGAGCACAAGATGCAGTACCTTACGGGCAGGCCGCGCGAGGTGCCCCTATCGCGCCATGCAATCCGACTATTGCGGCCAGTGGCGGCGAAGGAGCAGTGCTTCGGGGTGTCGTCCGGCACGCTCGATGCGATCTTCCGCAAGGCCCGCGACAAGCTGCTGATCGAGGATCTGCACTTCCACGACTCGCGCGCCGAAGCATTGACGCGGCTATCGCGCAAGGTCGATGTGATGACGCTCGCCAAGATCAGCGGGCATAAAGACTTACGCATCCTGCAGCAGGTTTATTACCGGGAGTCGTCCGAGGATATTGCCGCCCGTCTCTAAAGAAATCGGAGTATCGTGCCGATATCCAATAAACAGACGAAACGAGCGGGGACGCCATGACGAGGATATTGCTATGCATCGCGCTGCTGCTGAGCGGCTGCGGCGGCGGGAATGATCAGCCGGCTCAAAGCTCGAAGGCCGCGTTCTCGCTGGGGCCGCAGCTTCGGCCATGCGAGACGACCGGGGCGAGCGCCCCGGCCTGCCCTCAGTGATTACTTCTGGCTGTCGGCCGGCGTCGATTTGGCGAGCAAGTCATTGACCTGAGACGTATCACTTGTACTACCAAACCAGAAGTGCACGACAACGAGCCACACGGTGCCGAGCGTGCCTGTGGCCGAGTAGATGAGCGCCTTGCTCGCCTCGGGCACCGGTGCGCAGAACAGGCCGATCAGCAAGCCGAAGAAACCGCATGTAATGACGAACGTGAGCCACGCCGGCACTGGCGACTTGTTTGCGGTCTGCATATCTCGCGCGCTAACCGTGTCCTGCACCTTCAGGCTTGCGAGCGTCTCGGTATCCTTGAACCCGGCCTGTGCCATCGCAACCGCATAATCCTGATCCTTCGCGCGGATCGCGGCCAATTGTTCCGGCGTCGCTCCACTGATCGCCGCGGCGACAGCTTCCTGCCGGTCAGAAATCGATGCGCTCGGCGCCGGCGTCAAACCGAAAACGCTTTCAAGCTCGGCCACCGCTCCGCCGATCAGCGGGCCGCCGGCGCAAGTTGCGATTGTCGGCGCGAGCTTCTCGATGACGGTTAATGCGCTTGTCCATCCACTCATGCTGTTTCTCCCGTTTCCATCATATCGGCGAGTCGCTTTGCGCGTTCGCCTACCTGC